GTGACAAACTATGATTGGACATGGAATCGTAGTAGCGATGTTATATTTAATATGTTTGTCCAAGATTGGGCAAGCATATTGGAAGAGAAATACCGATCGGGATATGAAAAAGAAATCACCGCTTTGATAAAAGACTATGCGCTATGGAAGAAAGATATTATTCATAATTTAAATCAAGCGATTCGCGACGTAAGAAGATTGCATTGTTCTTTGTAAATTAATCTAATAACCGTCTTTTTTCATCCAGTATTTGTTTATAAGGTTCCAATAATCCGCGCGTACTTTGACGTTTTACCATGGCCTCCAACAAATCCTTTTCCTTTTTATTCAGCTTTTCCAAGACATGTTGATGCGAAAATAAGTGCTGAAAACGCGGTGTTCCCATCATGGCATCGCGAATATTGTTCTTTGGCAACACCGTTTTAATGTTTTTGATGGACGAAATATAATTCATTACGTCTAAAGTAGTTGCCGAATGCACCTTTTCTTGAGAAACAGTCGCCAAAATATAAGTCTGATGATTGGGTTCAAATGAGGTTTTGAGGAGTTTGGTCAATTCACTGCGGCGATAAGGTATATGACTTTGTTTATTTAATAAAGCACGAATACATTCCTTTAATGCAAACAAGCTTTGGTTGATTTCACCATTTTCTTTGTATGCACGACGGTCTTTACAAATTGCGTCGTGTGCTTTTTCACAACCGGCTAAATCCAAGATGTTGATCACCTTTCCATCAATAAAAATACTAATCAATAAATGTGATCGTGAAGATGCACTATTTTCACTCGATAATCCCACTTGACGATTGTCGGCAATAACGGAAGTAATGTTACGTATATCTTCCGAACCTTTCATTTTTTTCTTTTCCACATTCGATAATACAAAATCTGCACTGCCATTTGCGCGTTGTGCAATATGTCTTTTTTCTTGGAATAAGTCATAACATTTGTTATTGTAAATTTCAATGGCACTGATTTGAGCAATGTATCCGATTTCCAGAATATCACTCAAAAGTATAGGAAAAAATCCTTCTTCTTTTTTTCCTCCCAATAGTGTATGTGTTTTTCCGGAACCGGTTTGTCCATAGACGTAAAACGTAACGTTTTTTCGTTGTTTTATTACATTTTTTAACATGGACACTCCCAAATGGTTATATACATCCATATTCACACATTGATCGTCAAATACTCTGTCATATTCATATACATTGGTAATAATATTGGGATTTAAATACCCTTTTTGTTGCTTGGAAATCTTGATTTCGTTATTTTTACAATTTATGCAAGAAGGACTTTGTTTGAAGTTGGGTTTGACACGGCACATTAATTGAATGGAATTCATTGTTTAATTAATGTCAATATAATCGATGTTACAGAAATTATCATTATAACCCGGTGCTGCATTATGGATTTTTCTCCAATTTTTTAATGTGTGTTATAACTCACACATTAAATATTAATGATCACTATTATTAGGCAATAGTTAGGGTGCTTAGTTAGAGTAAGCAACACCAGCCATACCACTCATTACGCGAAGCACGTTATAGTTGGTGGCATAGACACGAACCTTGGCAGTGGCGGTACCACCGACAGTGGCACTGGAAAGGACAAGCTGAAGGGTGGCATTGTCGATTCTGGAGAAGTTGCAGCTGCCAGAAGGTTGGTGCTCCTCAGGGCGAAGAGCGAAGGAATATACGTTGATACCGGTATCAGGGGTACGGGTGTGGTGTTGGAAAGGTTGGACAACATCGAAGTATGTTCCCTCACGCTCGGAGAAGCGGTCTTGGCCGTTAAGTTGAAGCTTAGCGGTAACAACAGGGTTCTCACCCCAGCAGTGCATGTCAAGAGCGGTCTCGGAAAGCACGAAGGTACCAGCATCAGATACGAAAGAACCAGTGTCAATAGCACCTGTAGGGTCGAATGTGTTGTTAGGTTGGCCAGGTCCCCACTGAACACCAGCATCCTCACTGCCCATAGCACCAGGATCTTGGAAAAGACCAGCGGAGGTGATGAATTGGTCAGCACCAGAGGTTTGGTCAGGACCACCGAAAGCATGGACAGCGTTAGGAAGAGCGTCGATAGCATCGGTATAGTTGAAAGGTTGAGCACCAAGAGTTCTGTAAAGGGTTTGGCCACCCTCCAAAGAAGCACAGTAATCAACGTTAGCATCAGGCTGAACAACCCAGATCAACTCCTTACAAGGGTGGTTGAAGTTCAACTTGATCTTGTTGGAAGAGGAACCAACAGACTCGTCACCAGTGAATTGAAGTTGTTCAATTAAGTACTCGTGAGGGTTCTGAGCCATCTTTCTACGCTCATCGGTGTCAAGGAAGACATAGTCGATGTAAAGGGAAGCAGCAACAAGAGATTGTTGGTAAGCAGCAGAAACAGATTGAGATCCGCTGGTAGCAGCAAGGGTCTTGACAGCCCACAAGCACTCACCAATAGGACGGAAGTCAATGTTGATCTTCACCTCGTGGTATTGAAGAGCGATCAAAGGAAGAGCAAGTCCAGGGTTGCGGCAAAACCAGAAAAGAAGAGGAACGTAAAGGGTGGTCTCAGGAAGAGCGTTGCGAGGAGCGCACACCTGGGTTGGGCCACCAGCAGCAGCACAAGGTCCGCTGATGTTAGCGAAGGAAGGATCAGTGATGTATGTTAGCTGGGTGGTGTTACCAACCATCTGGAAGTATCCACGTTGCTGGTCAGCAGGCATGGTAAGTTGGTTCCAGATGTGCATCCAGTCACCGTATTGACGGTCAATTCTTTGGCCACCAATTTCAACCTCAACTTGAGCGATCAATTGCTCACCAGGGAAGTCCAACCAACGGGCATATACACCGTCAGTGGCAGGGGAACCTTGAGCCAACATAGATTGGTTGATCTCAGGAAGAGTTACTTGAAGGTATGTACGGTAGCAAAGGTCACCGTTTCTGCTGATAGTACAAGTTACGCGACGGCCGAAGTCAGCTTGGCCAGAAAAGGTTTGCTCAATGGATTCCATAGCAAAGTTGGTGTGGCGTCTGTAGGACACCTTCCAGAAAGTGATCTCGGGAGTTCCGGTAAGGAAAACGTCTTGGGCGCCATAGGCGACGAGTTGCATAAGTGCTCCTGCCATTTCTTATAATGTTAGTATAGAAAATAATTTCGGAGAAAATGAATTTAAATAAAAAAAGAAACCCGCGATTTTTTTATAAAGTAATACACAGCAACTTGTGTGCATAAATTATGGTCCAAAACGCCCAAAATGACTGCAATTTACCAAAATTATCGTCCAAAGGCCAATAAGGGGAGAAAAAAACAGAAATGCCTAAAGAATCGCCACCAATGATTATTTTGGCAAATCCGGATTTTCGAAAAACGGCTAAATAAAATGAATAGCAAATCATGTTTAGAGGATTTCTATAAACATGCTTTTCTTGTGTGATTTTGTTGTTTGTATTATGCATTATGGTTTGGTATCCAAGATAGACATATCTAAATTTGTTTGAACAAATGTTTCCAAATAATTTTCTTGGAACACCTCGCGCTTTCCTTCGTGTTTCTTGGAAAATATATATTCATTGTCTTTCTTTTTAATGGACCATCCCTTTTCCAGGGCATTCAATAAAAATGCCATGATTTGGACTTGCCTTTTGTTTAAAGAAAAATCATTGGGAATTTCCGAGGTGAGTGTTTCTCTTTCTGACATACTTAGTATAAACATAGCATTTTTAAGGATCTTTTCAAACGTAAATTACAATAGTCCATTGTTCCAAATGATTTTGTAATCACGATAAGAGCGCGGTTTTAAGTAATCACCAATGACTCCCATACATTCTGGTAATAAAGACGTTTTTTGTGTGAGTAAATGAAAATACAATAACAGGAGTTCTCTTTGATAAATTGGATATATATTTACATATATACAGGAACCATTTGGAAGAATCGGATATAGATGACAATGATATTTCATACGGTCGTCTAAGAATATACTAAAGTTAATTCGATGGAGCAAATCAAAATCATTCGCGATTGTTGATTTGTCGTAAATTGTAACACGTGTGGTTCCATTGCGGACTTCTTTATTCATACCTTTGAAACGACCCAGAATGCAGGTTATGTCATTTGGATCATCGGGGTGTTTTAAATATATGGCACATTCTAAGAATTCATAGTGTTTGTATTCTTGGTAAAATTGGTTTGGATAGGCGTCTAAGCACTCTTGCGATAAACGCAATTGATCATTTTTATAATACATGGTTTTATTTAAACCAAAACGAGTGTTATAATCAATTTTATGCCCAATTGTCCCATATTACTTCATAGTCGAATATTGTATTCGGTTTTAAATATAGGCTAATCGCATATAAACAATCGGAAGGTAGTGGATTGTTCGTCTGTGCTTTCTGATAATATAATAAATATAGATGTTTTAAGTACATGGGGTATTTGTTTATCCAAAGACGACCCTTAAAAAGGTTGATGACGAATTGTTGTGTTTGGTGTTTGGCGCGTGGATCGGTTTCCATAAACCAGAAATGCGTTTTTGCTATATCAAACGAATCTGGATGGGTTTTGTATAAACTAAGCAATAATGTTCCAGCATTTGTTATTTTGGAGTCGATACCTTTAAACCTCCCCATTTTGTATTTTTTGTGGTGTTCGCCTTCGAATTGAGTTGAATAAAGCATGCAAGGGAGGAATTCGTAATCTTTGTATTGTTGATCGAATCTGTCGGGATAGTTTTCTATGGGATCCATGGTTTAATATAAACCAAAATGTTTATATTAATTCACTTACGCTTTTTTTCGTTTTGTGTGTCTTTGTTTTTTACTGGATTTTTTTCGGAATTTTATTTTTTTGGTGTGTTTCTTTTGTTTGCGCTTCTTTTTGGTGATTTTTCTTTTGTTCTTTTTACCTCCTCCTGCTGCTATAGTTTCATTACTCTGTACTCCCAGAAAAGAAAATAATTTATCTTTCATTTCTAACTGATAATTTAGCAAAGGATATTCAAAGTTATTTTCATCGAAAAATGAATAGATAGCAGTTGCTAATATCCCAAATAAAGTATATAATTCTCCATTTCCAGTAAGACTATAGTCATATTTTTCACTATTTTCTTCTCCAAATATCAAATCCATAATATTTCCACCAACATTAGGAGATTCGATTATAACATCAAGAGATTCAATAATATCCTGTTCATTTTCGACAGACGGACTCATATGGTTTAATTCGAATGAGCGTTTATCTTCATTATATTTGACCTGAGCTTCTAATTGATCATTTTGGATAAGTAGGTTACTTTTAGCATCTTGTACATCCCGTCGTACACTATTGAGTAAGTTGTCATAGACATCTATTTTAATTACATATCCCATGAACAACATATAAGTATTATTAAAATAGTCGACAGCTTCATAATCATCATCATCATCGTTTTGTAATGAAAGATAAATTTTCTCTGGACTTTTATCATTAGAAAGAATCCAGGTAGTATTTGTAGTAGAATAGGAAGTTTTTTTGTTTTTTTCGAGTGTAAAAGTTATAGAATTATAGTTATTGTAGAAATTATCTATCTTTTGCTTAAAAACTTTGGGTTGATCTTTGCGCTTACGCCTTCTTTGTGTATTTCCTTGTGTATTTTCTTGTGTATTTTCTTGTGTATCTTCTTTTATATCAAACTCCATAATGATATTACTGTCAAAACCAAATTCAAGATTATAGCCTATTTGTCCTCTCCCATTGAATTTATTGGATTCATTGAATTCATTGAATTTCCGTAAAAGCATACCCTTGATTGCTGATTCCCTAATCCCACCTGTTTGTGTTTGTGATCTTTCTCCTCCACCTGATTTAACAATTTGTTGTTCTGGTTTATTAGGATTTGATTGTTGATATTGATTAAGTGTTTGTAAAAATGAAATTACGAAAAATACTTGATATAATTGCATGCGTGCTTGTAAAAATTCATAGGAATCTGGTTTATTACTATGATTTATGTAGTTGGTTCCTTTTTTATGTATAAATTCCTTGACCATTTCTAATAGTTTTATCAAAGCGTTGAATCCATTTTCTATTGAATCTATTTTTTCAGATTTTGCTATTATGTCATACGGTAATTCTGCATATGAATAGTTCTCCATCTTTTTGATTATACTAACTTTTAAGTCTTCTGCTTTTTCCATTTTTTCTTGAGTTTTTTTTATCATATTTCCTATTTCTTTTATTAATTCACTCAATAAATCTGTTGATGATTTTGTTGATGATTTTGTTGATTCTGTTGATGATTTGGATGGTACTGTTGGTACTGTTGATACTGTTGGTGATTTGGATGATTTTGTTGGTATTGATGATTCGGTTGTGTTTGATTTTGTTGGTACTGTTGATGATTTGGATGGTACTGTTGATTCTGTTGATGATTTGGATGGTACTGTTGATTCTGTTGATTCTGTTGATGATTTTGTTGGTGTTGATGATTCTGTTAATGGTGATTCTGTTAATGGTGATTCTGTTAATGGTGATTCGAATGGTACCCTTCCTCCAAATAGAGCATCGTTTTGTTCTTGTTTGGAAATATTATATTGACGTATTAGACCCGCATTCATAAATCTATCCTGATAACCGTCAGGAATCCCCGTTAATGCTAATCTATAAGTGGGTCTCAAGCCCTTAGTATTAGCTACACGATAAAAATCTCCAAATAATTTTCGGATTTGTTGTGTAAAATAGTTTTCAAAAGTAACACTATTTCCATTTATATCATTCAAAGTAACACTATTTCCATATAAATCATCAAAACATTGCTTTATGATAACCAAACCTAACTCAACCGCATATGGATCTAGACCATTTGGATTATTAAAAAAAGTTCTTACTGTTCTCATGCGTCTTGCATTACCGAGTCCACTAAACGGATTACATCGATTTAGTATTATATCATTTGTAAACTTGACGTTTTTTCTAAAACTTTTGATTACAACTGGCGGGTTTTCGTTCTGGACGTTTTCAATCGCTCCTACCTCTATAGTTAATGTTTTTTCAATAAGTGTTAGTTTTTCTGTAATTTTATTAATTTGAGGCTTTAATTGTATTGCTGCATTTATTTTATCTAATATTACTTTTAATACCACGTTAGATTTTTTCAAATTAATATTATCACCAGAAATATTAGCCGCAGTAACAGCGGCAGCAACATCGGCAGCAACAGCGGCAGCAACATCAGTATCTAAATCTGTATTATTCGTAAGATTAGTAAGATTAGTAACAATTATATTAGCAACAGTAGTAGCAACAGCATCATCATCTGTTGTAGCATAATCTCTAATAGAATTAACATTATTATTGTAAATGTATACAGCAGCTTGACCTATGATAATTATTTTTGCGTAGTTTGTTTGAAGATTTGTTATTAATTTCATTACTGAACTAACCTGACTTGCGTGTTTGGTTATTATCGATGCGAGCCTCAAATAATTTTGATACCATATATCGTATTGGGCGCTTTCGTTGGACGATCTCCATTTCGTTAATCTATCCACTATGAGTTCCATTCTATTCATATATTCACTAAGGATGGTACCGATTCTATTTTGCGCATAATTATTAACTTCATCCAGTTTCCCTTGTACATATCTACCTGTATTAAGTAGATCAGTATTAAGTAGATCAGTATTAGCCACCGTCGCTATTTTAGAGTTTAATTCTGTTCGAATTTTATTTGGATTCGAAAACTCTTCCTTTATCTTTCTACTAATAAATAGTAGTACTCCTCCGTGAGTTCCTGATAGTGTTTTATTTACATTATACATTACGACCGGACACCCATATTCTAATGCTGCACCAATCGCAACTTGGTCGTAACTAAGAAAAGCATGAATTCCATTACTTACTTCACTTTTTATAATTACTTTTTTTTCTTGATTTGTGTTTATGATGGTCGGTTCGAAACTATAAAAATTAAATTCGTTACGTAATGTTTGTAATGCAATTCCACTATCACCAAATTTCTTTGTCATGATTTTCAATGGTCCTGATTGATTTATTATCGTGTAATATTCAAACGGATAAGTATTTTTTACAATATCTATTGCATCCACCGCTGCACTATATTTTAAACAAGAACATATAAACGGTAAATCTAACATACTGGTAGCTTTGTTCGATGAATGTTTATTTACAATATATAATTTACCTTTTTGATCTTCAACGGGTTCTTCATATTCAACCACTAAGTTAACTTGGGACGAATCAATAATCGATTTGGCGGTTTTTGTATCTATCTCTGTAGATACATTAGCACCAGCATAATAAGAGGCCAAATTTTCACCAAATAACTGACTATTGAATTTAGAATACATCATTTCCTCAGGTGATTCCATTTTCGGGTTATCCGTTGTCGGGTTATCCGTTGTCGATCGACCAAATGCAGGATATGTAGTTATCTGTTCGTTTGACTTAGAATCATTAAATAAACAATATCGTGAATTTCCTTTTGCTTTTGGTGCTGTGTTATCGCTTACTATTGTATCACCATTAATATCTTGATATCCACACTTTATTCCTGCATCTGAATAATAACTCACACTTGGACCTGGGTCATATACTCCTGATGCGGTTTGAACGTTATACACTTTAGTAACTTTAGAATTTACAGAATTAGGACCCCAACGTCTTATATCATAAGCAACATTTCCATAGGCAACATCTCGACATATAAAAATATCTTCATTTATATCGTTTTCTGTAAAACATTGTTGGATTTTTGATTCATTACCGGTTTTATCCAAAGTCACACTGCAAATAATATATCTTTTTTGTAATTCAGTGTCAAATTGTTTGAGCCATTCACTATTACTTCCATCCTTATATATATTTATATCATCACCCGGTCTATAGAAACCTAATGGTGGCTGTGGTGGTGGTGTTTGTGTTTCAATATCCTTATTTCTCAATACAGAATACAAGAATGCTGGCTCACTAGGTTGAGGTTTATTCCCACATATTTCAGAACTAGGAATATATGCATTAACATAACTTTGTATACTCCCTTCATTCATATTAAATATAGAATGATGATCATGCCAACCTTCCATATGCGCAATTCCACATAGCATAATACTTACTGTAATCAATAATGCTGTGTTTACTGCTACTTGTGCTGCTACTTGTGCTTCTACTTGTTCTGCTGCTATTTTTTCAAAAGGAAAGGGTGGATATGCATATGTATTGACTATTGAAGAATTATTATAATAGTTATCCATTATTCAAATATATATATAATGATCCCAGAAAACAATATTTATTAATCAACAAAATAGTTAAATAATTGGAATCCAAAGAGTTTATAATCTATGTCCAATCATTCCAAGAAAAACAACCAGAAGCAGCTTACTTCCTTGGATGAAAAACACAGTGAAATGTTGGCCTATTTCGAAAGATTGGAAACACATACGCTGCCAAATTTACAAGACGAGGTACAATCCCTCAAAACCAAGCTTAAAACTTTGCCTAAAAATCACATTGATGCCATCATGGAAACCAAGGATTTAATCCAAGAAAAGAAAAAACAAATCAAATCTATGCAACGAGAAAAACAAGATTATTTCTTAAACAATTCCAAATTCATTTTCGATTATTTCGAATCCAAGAAGCAAATTTCCTCCGGAGAGCCCCCTCAAAACGTCAATGTGCTCAATTCGTTTTTCAAAGTGAAATCGACCAATCCAGAGAAACAAGATGTGGCTAAATATGTGCAAGCCAAAAAACTGTATCAAGATTATTGGTACAATGTCAATAATGAATTTACCAATATCCAAGATTATTTCGTCTCATGTGACGTGTGTGATGTGTGCAACCAAGGTGAAATGGTACCACAAGAAGATGAGGGTGTCATGATTTGCAATAATTTGAAATGCGGGCGATTTATTACCCATATTGTGGATAGCAACAAGCCCAACAACAAAGAACCACCCAATGAAGTGTCTTATACTGCCTATATTCGCCTGAACCACTTTAAAGAAATATTGTCGCAGTTCCAAGCGAAGGAAACCACGCAAATCCCCGAAGAAGTCATCGACCAGATCAAGGCGCGTATTAAAAAGGAGCGCATTACAGATATGAAAGAAATCAATTACGATAAAATGCGCGAAATCTTGCGGA